CTGGGAGTGTTTGCACTACTCGTATACAGACTGGTGTCGGGTATCCTCAACTCAGCGCAGTCATTGAATGCGCAGACGCTGCACATGGGGTTGGTGGACATATTATGGCTGATGGTGGGTGTACTTGCCCTGGGGACGTGGCCAAAGCTTTCGGTGCTGGTGCTGATTTCGTCATGTTGGGCGGTATGCTCGCTGGTCATGATGAATGTTCGGGAAAAGTAATTGACGGTCATATGGAGTTTTATGGAATGAGCTCTGACACTGCGATGAATAAACATAACGGTGGTGTAGCAAATTATAGAAGCTCAGAAGGTAAAACTGTTAAAATTCCCTACAGAGGACCTGTATCTGAAACTATTAAAAGTATTTTAGGTGGAATTCGCAGCGCTTGTACTTATATTGGTGCTAGAACAATTAAGCAAATGCCAAAATGTACGACATTTGTAAGAGTCAATCAACAATCAAACGAAATATTCGGAAAAAATAGCTAATGTGTGGCATATTTGGTAGTAATAATTTTGAAAAATATAAGACACTCTATCAATTAAATAAAGATAGAGGTAGCTTTGCATATGGTAGTTTGTACACATACTCTGAATCAAGGCCTTTGGTTCAAAGAGCAGCAGTCAGTGAGATTCCACCCTCAAACGTGGATGTCTCCGAATGTACTTTCTATTTCGGTCATACCCAAGGACCAACCAGTGCACAACGAGAGTTCGATACTAAAACGAGTCATCCGTTCGCACACCTCAACTGGAGAGTCGCTCATAACGGTGTACTTTCAAACAGCAAAGCATTAGCTGAAAAATATAAAGTAGATAATCCTGTTGACTCTGCAGTTATACCTGTAATAATTTGGAATAAGTTTGCCGAACTATACGATCCTGATGTATGGGTATGGGTGAGAGAGCAACGAGCTATTAAGTTAGCTTGTGAAGAGCTTCAAGGTACGTTTAGTTGTTGGATTCATAATAGAGATACTAATAATGTATATCTCGTTAGATGCGGTAGTACTCTATTTGCTGGTGAAAATGAATTTTCGTCAGCTCAAGCAGAAGGAATGACACCGTTAGATGACGGATGTGTATATAGATTATATCACGAAGATGAAAGACAGATATGGCTTGAGAATGTTGAAGAGTTTAATACAAAATCACCATTTTTTATATTATGAAGATTTTAATTGGAATTTGTACAAAGCATGATATAGATGGTTTCGAAAAAACACCTACGTATCAAACTATGTTCTCTGAAATAAAAGGTGAAGATTGCGAAGATCATATTTTATATAATAGTTGGTCGATTCACGGGATTGTAAGAAAAAATAACAAAGAAAATATCGGTAAACATTACAATAGAGTTATTGATATGGCAATAAAAGAGAAATATGACACTGTTGTTTTGATGCATGATGATGTAAAGGTAGATGATTACGGTTGGGTTGATAAACTTGAAGAAGCGTTTAAGGAATATGACGTTGTAGGTTTAGCTGGAGCTAAACAAGTTCAAATAAAGCAACCAGCGTTATGGCATTTAATGAGCAATCAATCTGATTGGACCGGTGCAGTTGCACATAAAGCAAACGAAAAACAAATCTTTATGACAAACTTCGGACCTACACCGCAAAGATGTTTGGTTCTAGATGGTTTGTTTATCGCTGTTAAAGTTAGCAGTTTAACACCAGAAGTGAGATTTGATGAAAACATTCCAGCTATTGCACATCATTACGATATAGATTTTTGCTTGCAAGCTAACAAACATAAGTTAAAATTAACTACGTGGCCCATATGGGTTATTCATGATAGCGGTGGACTGAGTAATCACGATGAAGAGTTTGTTAGATCAGAAAAATATTTTTTAGAGAAATGGCAGAGATAGACAGCGAACATTTTGAAAATATTGTAGCATATAATATGCTTACAGATCATGAGTACTTAGGTACAATTGTAGATTTTTTAGATACGAGATACTTTAAAAATAAACATATTAGAGATGTCGTTGGTATTATAGCAGAGTTTTTCGTTAAGCGTGGTGAACCACCGACATTAACTGAAATTAAATCATATCTAATAACTGATGAGCTTAAAGAATCATTTAAGCATGTTGCAAACAGCTTCAAAAATTTTGACAAGAAGTTTAATAGAGAGGAGTTATTTGCAAATTCAGAAAAATTCTTTAAAGAAAAGGCTGTATATCAAACAATGCTCGACGTTGTTGACGAGTATAATAATAAAAAAGTTGATACAGCAGCAATACTAGACAAGTTTGAAAATGCTTGTGGTATTACTATGTCAGGTGATATTGGAATGGAGTTCTTTTCTGATATTGATGAGCATATAACGGATCTTGAAAAAGAAGAAAAGTTTATACCGTCTAACTGGGAATGGTTAGATCGTAAACTTGCAGGTGGATTTTTAGAGACAGGTCGTTCATTATATTTGTTTGCCGGTCAAACAAACGTTGGTAAATCTATATTTCTTGGTAATATAGCATGCAATGTAGCTGCACAAGGTAAGACAGTCGTGCTTATATCACTTGAAATGTCGGAATTGATGTATGCTAAAAGACTTTCATCTAATATTACTCAGATACCTTTAAATGAGTTACAAGATAGATCGAATAATGTTAAAGAAAGAGTTGTTACATATCAAACTGGACGACCTGACTCTAAGCTTATCATTAAAGAGTTTCCACCTAACGCAATTACAGCTGCACAAATATCTGCATATATTAAAAAATTGATCAATAAGGGTATAAAGCCTGATATGATTGTCTTAGATTATATTAATCTTTTAAACTGCCCTATTGGTAACAATTCATACGAACGAGTCAAGCATGCTGCAGAGCAAGTTAGAGCTTTATCATATACATATTCTTGTCCAATTGTTACAGCAACACAAATTAATCGAAGTGGTATTAATGATCATAATCCAGGTGTTGAACATATTAGTGAAAGTATCGGATTAGCAGCTACAGCTGACTGTATCATGAGTATCTGGCAGGATGAAGGTGACGTTGATCTAGGAGTAATTAGATTAGGGATGGTTAAAAATAGATATGGTCAAAATTTTGGCTCATGTACAATGGCTATAGATTATTCAACTCTTACATTAACTCAAGCTCAAAATATTATTAACACAGAAGAAGCAGACGATGTTGATGTTACGTTTAGCATGTTGCAAGATGATGAGTAACATCTAAATATAATAAGTGGATCATCATATTTTTACAGGTACTGATATAGACAGTACTACATCATATATGCTTTTTAATTGGTTTTCTAATAAACGAATACCGGTTACATATGTCTCACGCGATAATATAAAAGAAAAAGTATCCGCATTTTTTCGTAATGAATCCCAAGCTGGAAAGATAGTATATTTTATTAATCTTGATACAAGTAAAATAAGCAAATTAGTTGATAGAGGTAATGTAGTAATTATTGACCATCATCCGAATCATATAGCAGCAAAAAGTAAATATGTAAATTGTAAAACAATAATGAAAGAGTTTACAAGTTGTTCAAAGTTTGTATATAATTTAATGTCTCAAAAATTTGATACTAAACTTACTAAAGAACAAAAAGTATTAATGTTGTTAGTTGATGATTACGAGTCGTATAATTTTAAAATTAATGGATCGTATGAGCTAGGCGTTATTTATGACAATCTTCAAGGATCTAAACCTGTTAGATTTTACAGTCTTTACAATAAGGGATTTACAGGGTTTACTGGTGATCAAATAAAAGTTATAGAATACTTTAAACATAAGTTTGAAAAATTAAAAACTGAGCTACAAGTTTTTACTGCTGGTCCTATATATATCAAAGGCTTGTCTAAATATAAAAAATCATATAATTATGTTTCAACGTTTGCAACTGGATACATAAATGAAACATCTGATTTTTTGTTGAAAAAATATAAATCTGATATATGTATAATTACAAATCTTGAAACTAAACGTGTTTTTATACGTAGATCAAAAAAATGCGATGCTAATTTAAAATATTTAGCAGCAATGATTTGTGAAGGATGGGGATATCATTACGCTGCTGGAGGTAAAATTACAGATAAATTTTTAACATTCTCAAAATTATTTTTCCCAATTAATAACAATGGATAAATCAATCCCAACTCCAATGTCGAGAATACAAGATGAAGAGAATAAAGATCTCTTTATTAATTTTTGTACATTGATTAATACTATTAGTAATAAAAAAATTAATTTAGCTAATATATTTTTATTGTTGCTTAAGGAGAAGAAGATATTAGAATTATATTTGAATGTGTGTGAGTTTGATAACGAGTTTGAAGGTTTAAAGTATTTTTTAGAATTTGACAGCTCAATACACAAAAGTAAGTATGTTAAAAAATATTTAAATTCGACATGTCGCGAGAAGAGGTTCACAAGGAAATAACAAATCAAGAAAAGTACATTTACAATACGTACTTACGGATTTTTAGATCTAAACAAAATAAACCATACAAGCTCAGAAAAGATTTTAATAATTTTTCAGACTCTGAATCTTATTTTTTTGTTAAAAAGCTTGGAATGTTCTTTAATAAATTTCCACATATAAACATTGACAAATATTTTAACTCACCATATGAATTATATCCAGATGATGATACCATATACGATATAAAATTTTATGCATCACCTAGAGCAATTAAAGTATATGGATTATATATGAAACATTTAGATCAGCAAGATCCTGATGCTGAACATCATATACAATTTGCCAAAGATAGTTTGTTATACATATATAAATTTTGTAAGCAACATAATTTAAATTTAAACGAATATATGGATCATAAAACTGGCGATATTCCAACTTTTGTGTTGCATTTACGTGACAGATATATTAGCATATATACGATGTTAGGATTCAATGAGTTTGAACAAAAAATACACAACATTTCAAATGATCGATTGAATTTTACTATAGGAGAAAATTTCGTTTCTACACTTGCAAATTATAGAATTAGATACTATAATAGTAACAAGTTCAAAAGAACGATTAAACAAGGAATAAACAAAATAAAAAACATACTGTTGACCGTAAAGGTTAACCATTAAAAAAATATTATGAGTACAACATTCACAAATTCGATGTTTAGTCAGCTTAAAAGTGCGCTGACTTCTAACCAAGACCAATCTAGCGGAGGTAAGTATAAAGATATTCTTAAACTTACACCTGGTAATGTATACACAGTTAGATTGATCCCTAACGTTAATGACCCTGAAAAGACATTTTTTCATTACTATACTCAAGGATGGAATAGTTTTTCGACTGGTCGATATGTAAGCACTATTAGCCCTCAAACCTGGAACGAACGTGACGTTATTTCTGAGACGAGATATCGTTTACTTCAACATGGTACAGAAGAAGAGAAGGAAAAGGCTGAAACACTTATTCGTCGTGAGAGTTGGCTTGCTAATGTTTATGTAGTTAATGATCCTGAGAATCCTGAGAATAATGGTAAACCAAAACTTCTTCGTTTTGGTAAACAGCTCTATAAGATTATCATGGATGCAATTGAAGGTGAAGATGCTGATGAGTTTGGTCCAAAGATTTTCGACCTATCCAAGAACGGTTGTAATTTAAAGATCAAAGTAGAACGACAAGGTGACTATCCAACATATGTATCGAGTCGGTTTGCATCATCTTCTAAGATTGAAGGAATGACAGACAGTTTAGCAGATGAGCTATATACTAATGCTACTAATCTTGAGAGTGTATTCCCTCCGCGGTCAGACTCTGAGATTAAGGCTATGCTTGATGAACATTTCTATTGCAATACTGGATCAACCTCTACTGAAGATGATAGTTGGAATAAACCAACTGAAACAGAGTCTACTAATACACAAAGTACTACAAATACCGACGACGTCGATCCTCTTGACGACGACAAAGTGAAGGAACTACTTGAAGGTCTAGGTGATGAATGAAGCTAAAGAACAAATTGAATCTCTTGCTGCGTTGATAGGTTCAACTCAAGCTGAGTTAGCTCAGCTCGATGAACACATAGTAGGTGAATCTACCAACTTAAAGAGAAATCAGTTTGATGGTAAGCCGTTGCTTATGCGACAAATTCAAGAAGTGAAAGATGCGGCTGGTGTTAGTAGCCAGCCGCATCAACCATCAACACCACCACCTCCCTCTGTTGTGTCACAGTCAGAATCAGTACCAGTTGTACAGCCTATTCCTTCCGCACCTGCTGTACCTGTACAGCCAGCTGTTGCACCTGTACAGTCAGCAAATTATGGATCTGAATTAACAATTATCTTACAAAAATTAGTTTCCATAGAAGAACAGATCAAAGGATTAAATGAAAGAATTGACTCGATAGAATATTTTGATAAAAAAGTTGTTGATTCGTTAACTAGAGGCTTGCAAAACAAAGTCAAACAAGTTACAATTAAATTAGATGAAGTTAACCGTAAGCAACAAAAATAATTTCTTATCTTATTTTTTTAATCCAATATCACGATTAAGCAATAATTGTGTCGTAGATGTTGGCGAAAAAGAGATTAGCACAATTATAGCTGCAGCAGATAATACAGCGATATTGTATGCTAGATATAAGAGCGAATTAGGAGCAGCTGGTACAAAGGTCAATTTACCTGATATAGGGAGACTTGTAAAAATATTGCAATGCATTAATAAGGATACATTTAATCTGTCCCTTGACAATAACTGTCTAAAATATAAAGATAATGACATTCAGTTTAAGTATCATTTATTAGAGGATGGCATTCTAGCAGCTCCTGCTATTAGCATCGAAAAGATCGGCAAATTAACGTTTAATACAAATTTTAAAGTACCGTATTCTAGTATTGTTAATCTAATTAAAGGTTCGACATTTGCTATCAATTTAAATAAATTATATATTTTTACTAAAGATAATTGTGTATATGCTGAGATAAATGATAAGCAGTCTCACAATGTAGATAGTGTATGTGTTAAATTATGTGATAAGTATGAAGGTGAAAGTATCGAGACACCTCTACCGTTAAGTTTTGAGACTGTAAGAGTAATTATTGGAGCTAAATGTGATTATATTAAAATTAATGTAAATACACAGTTGAATGTTATGACATTTGACATCAATAATAACGAGTCACATTTAACATATATAGTATCAGGATTGATAAAGTAATATGCGAACTATGCCTAAAAACAACATTACAACCCAAGGATATTTTTTAAAACGTTTAAAGGATGCTGGTTATTATGTAATTAGATTATTTGACAGGTATAGTGATAACGACAAACGTAAATGGACAATAGTTATTAATCCATCAACTGATAGTATAATGCTTACTTGCATTGATAACGGTAATTGGCCTCACAGAGGTCTATATAAATTAGACGACGACAATAATATATTTCCTCATAATTTTTATATTAATACAGAGTCTATTGATGTTATTTTAAAACATCTAGCCGAATTTAACGTAGATAAGCAAAAACCTATAAATAATAGTAATGTTAAAAGACGAAAATCCGGAGAATAATCCTGACGACAGTTTAAAAAAATTATTAAACGAACTTAAGTCTGGAGATAATGGTAAAATAAAACCAAAAAAAACTGCATCTAAAAAATCGTCAGCTAAAAAACCTGTTAAGCGTGCTGCAAAAAAGAAAGTGACAGCAAAGAAACCGAAACAGTCTAGTGATTTATTAAAAATAATGCAGTTAATTGAAGAAGATCCTGAACTTAAGCTTTATAGAAAAAATATCAAGACAGTAGTTTCGAAAATCTACGAGCATTTAAATTGTTTTATTTTAATAGGTTATACAGAAAATGGTGAACCAGTTCAAGTTACAACAGCAAAATCACCAAAGGATTATGATGCTTTATCAACTGCATTGCAAAAATATGTGTTTGATACAATGCCTAAACCTCCCCCTGGCTAAACCTCCCCCTGGCACTTCTATGTAGAAGTAGTTAATATTTATTAATGAAAGTTTTAATATTAGGTAGCGGTTACATCGGTAATCACCTGTTTAATTATTTTAAAACCCGATACGATACTGTTGAACAAGTTAGTCAGAAAACAGTTGACTATACTTATACGAACTTACACAATTCGTCGATAGATTTTAAATCATATTTAAATGATAAAAGATTTGATGTTGCTATAAATTGTAGTGGTTATACAGGCTATCCTAATGTTGATGCATGCGAGACAAACAAAGACAAATGTTGGGAATATAATGTATTAGCACCAGTTAAAACAGCTGAGACATTAAATCTATATAGGATTCCAATGATACATATATCAAGCGGATGTATATATGAAGGCTCGTTTGATTTTAATGAAAAAGATACACCTAATTTTGGTTTATATGATGATCATAGTAGCTTTTATAGTAAGTCGAAGCACGCTGGTGAATTAGCTTTAAATGGTATGAACGGGTTTATAGCTAGAATTAGAATGCCCTTTTGTACAACAGTTCACCATAAAAACATTTTATACAAATACTTAAAATATAACGATATTATTAGTATGAATAATAGTTTAACATATATTCGCGATCTAGCTAAATGTATTGATACAATTTCCCTTAGAAGAGAGAGTTTAAAAGATAAAATCTATAACATAGTTAATAGAGGTTCTATAACAGCAGAACGAGTAATTGAGATAATGAGAGAAGAGGGATTAAACAATCCTAATTGGAACATAGTTAACATAACTGACTTGAAACTTAAAGCAGGTAGATCGAATTGTACATTAAGTTGTAACTTGATATCTGAGCATTATGAATTACAATATGTTGAAGATACGGTTAGGTATTGTGCACAACAACTAAAGAAAAAAATATCAGATGCGTAAAGGAATAATTTTAGCCGGTGGTAAAGGTACTAGATTGTACCCTATGACAATAACTGTAAATAAGCAGTTGTTGTCAGTATACGACAAGCCTATGATTTATTATCCTCTTACCACTTTAATTAGTGCAGGTATAAGAGATATATTGATCATATCAAGTAGTGAACAAATAGGTCATTTTATGTCGCTCTTTGAAAACGGTAACAGTTTGGGTATTAACATAGAATATGCTACCCAAGACGTACCTAAAGGTATATCTGATGCTTTCTTAATTGGTGATAAAGTTGGATTTTTAGACAACGATCCGTGTACATTAGTGTTAGGAGATAATATTTTTTATGGTGACGATTTTAATAATGAATTATTAAAGATATCATCTAGAACTAAAAGTACTATTTTCGGTTATAGAGTTTCTAATCCTAGTGAGTATGGTGTAGTTGAATTTGACCATAATAGTAATGTTATTGGTATTGAGGAAAAACCTGATTACCCGTTATCCAATTATGCAGTACCAGGATTATACTTTTTTGATGATACAGTAGTTGAAAGATGTAAAGAGCTTAAACCGTCTGATAGAGGTGAGCTTGAGATTACTGATTTAAACAATTCATATATTGAAACAGGGATGAATGTTGAACTTATTAAAGATTCAGCAGCATGGTTCGATACAGGTAATCCAGATCAAATGTTCGAAGCTTCTATGTTTGTAAAGTCTATTCAATCACGTACAGGTCAAATTATTGGATGTATTGAAGAAATGTCATTCAAAAGAGGATTTATTGATGAAGATGATTTTTTGAGTTTAATTAAAAACATGCCTTTAAGTAAATACAGATCATATTTACTTGAGAAGTATGAGGTAGAAAAAGTTTAATGAGTTATATAGTTACAGGTGGTTGTGGTTTTATCGGTAGTAATTTTGTTAATTTTTTAGACAAAATTGTTGATGAAGAAATTATTGTATTAGACAATCTTACATACGCTAGCGATAGCGACAATTTAAATGATAGTGATAAAGTAAGAGTAGTTAAATGCGATATAACAGACAATAAATGTGTTAATAATTTAATATTACATAATTCCCCTAAAGCTATTTTTCATTTTGCAGCTGAAAGTCACGTTGATAATAGCATTTTAGACCCAGGCGTTTTTATTAATGCTAATATAGTTGGTACATATAATTTATTAGAAGCAGTTAGA